AAGCGCGGCGGCGCTGGTTCACATACAAAAACCCACAAGCAGCTTCGTGGGCAATGGAAGCGCAGCATGGACGTATAACTTAACGGCTAAAGTAGCTGGCTTTTAACCAGCAAATCAGAGTTCGATTCTCTGTGCGTCTACCATATTTGAGCATATTAGCAGTTGGCGTTCAACCACTTGTTTAATCCTTGCAAGGCAACACGTTTATGGGAACAAAGTACACGTTCCAAAAGTGGGTGCTAGTATGCTCAAATATGGTATTTACGGCCCTATAGTTTAACGGTAAAACGGCGGATTTATATCCCGTAAGCAACAGATAATTGGTTCATCTGGGTTCGATTCCCGGTAGGGCTACCAAAGACACGGAACATTACTCAAGTGGTTACGAGAGCGGTTTGCTAAACCGTCGTTGAGAAATCGGCGCACAGGTTCGAATCCTGTATGTTCCGCCAAATTAAAGGAATCTCATGCCTTGCATGAAATGTAAGAACGGTAAATGGAAGTATGGTGAGCATGGTCGCTGTCAGTTCGACACACTAGCCGCCTGTAAAGCAGCTGCGGCTGCTATTCACGCTAAACCAAAACCCAAAGATGCAGCAGGTAGTGTAATGGGAGCACCCGACTCTGTGAAAGTCGTAGAAAGAGATCGAAACTCTACTGTCTGCCCAGGAGGTTGTTGTGAGTGAAATTCAAACATTACTAGATAAAGAAGCTAACCTTGCAAATCGTCGTAGCCTAGTACACAAACAAATTATGGTATTGCGTGGCGAAGATCCACCAGTTTGCTGGGGCAATGATGATTGCTCAACCAATATTATGTCACAATGCCCTTGGCGCATTGATTGTGATGGTCATGAAGCCGAGCAATGGCAAGCCATTAACATTTGGTAACAAATGCAACTTTAGCTGATGTGGTCATAGCGGCGGTCTGAAGAGCCGTTGAAGTTGGTTCGATTCCAACAGGTTGCACCAAGTATTTATAAGTTTGACCCTAAGCTGGAGTAGTTCTCCAGTCCTTTACCAATGGCCTCACTAGCCTAGTAGTTCTATAGGCCAACGCCTCGACTTGACCTCGACCGTAGTTGGGGCCAAACTTATACATATGCCCCAGTCGTCTAGTGGCTAGGACGCTGCCCTTTCAAGGCGGAGAAGACGGATCGAAACCGTTCTGGGGTACCAAATATGGGCGGGAGCCAGTCATCAGACTGTGTTGCTGTCCACCAATAATCGCCTGACTGGTGGCGTACAATGAGATAAGTAGCCAGTCACAAATTTCACTGGGGTAGCTCAGCGGCAGAGCACTCGCTTGATAAGCGATAGGTCGAGGTCTCGGAATCCTCCCTCAGTACCAGATAACTTCTCCCGAAGTTACAGTCCAGGACACGCGGACTAAAAAACGATGTGGGCGTGGGTGGAAGCCCCACACCTTTACACAACACAACACAGGAAACACAATGTCCAAATCCCCTTTTGAAATTCGTCTTGAAATTTTAAAGATGACAGCAGAGCTTATGCAAGCTGAGTATGAGTCCAACATGGAGTTCATTACCGAAATGCAAGAAAACTTGGCCGAAAAAGGCCAGAACACGCAAGAAATGATTGCCAAATTCATGCCAAAACCTTTTGACTTCACAGAAATGCTGGAAAAGTCCAAAAAGTTCTATGAGTTTGTAAATGCTAAGTGAGTTAATGAAGAAACTACAAGATGTGTTCAGACCATACACATTTGAAGATTTCGTCAAAGATCAGAACCCACAAACTTGGTCAGAATTAAAAGAACTAGAGCGTACTTGGTATCGTGCCAAAGACGGCTTTAAGAAAATGTATTAACGCGGGAAGTCAGGGTAGAGGCAAGCCTCATAAGCTCCGCCTGGAAGGTTCGAGTCCTTCTCCCGCAACCAATACCAGTGCAGCTGCGATGATTAAGATCGCACGGACACGTAGCACAGCGGTAGTGCAGCGTCTTCATACGGCGTTGGTCGCTGGTTCAAATCCAGCCGTGTCCACCAGTATAAATTTTAAAACTTGAATGTAATGTTCAACTTTGATATAATTTATACTTAAATTAAAGAACTTAGTGTAGTGATTAGATTTCAGGTACTTCATAACTAAAGTACTCGTTAAATTCGCAACATTCAGCAGGTCTTCGTTGCTCCTGCCTAAGTTTAAGGTAAGCGTTCTTTGATAAGTAAACGCTTCCAGCCCTGAGCTAGAGTGTTCTCTCTAGGTTCTTTAATTTAGGTATAGTACCTTCTTACTTATTTACAAGGAATCAAATGTCTTCGATCAATCGTGTTGTGCGTCAGCTTGCTACAAATTCAGTGGGTACGCAAGTATCCCAAATTAGTGCAGAACGTCAACTAAAGCGTGTTACTATGGCTTCAATGCTGTGGGAAAATCAGTTCTACCTTGATGGTAAAACTCACGCCGAATTGGTAAAAGACCTTGTAGCTAAAGTCGCTCCTGAAAAGGTCTCGGCTCTAGCTGAGGAAGCACGTACGAAATTCAAACTTCGTCACATTCCTCTGTTGCTTGTTCGTGAACTCGCTCGTAGCGGTCGCCTGCAAGCACAAGCGTTGACTAATGTTATTCAACGTCCAGACGAAATGTCTGAGTTCCTATCCATTTATTGGAAGGAAGGCAAGACTGCTGTGTCGAACCAAGTTAAAAAAGGCCTTGCCGCTTGCTTTAACAAGTTCAATGAGTACCAGCTTGCCAAATGGAACAAGAACTCCTCAGCAATCAAATTGCGCGATGTGATGTTTCTTTCCCACCCTAAACCGCAAAATGCCGAGCAAACAGCGCTGTTCCAGCGCATTGCGGCTGATACGCTTGAAACTCCAGACACTTGGGAGACTCAACTATCTAGCGGCGCAGACAAGTGTGATACGTTTACTCGTCTAATGAACGAGAAGAAACTAGGCGCTCTAGCTTTCTTGCGTAATCTGCGAAATATGCGCGACAGTGGTGTATCGGATTCCCTTATCCGTAGTTATGCACAAACTGTTGACGTTAGCAAAGTCCTGCCTTTCCGCTATATTGCGGCGGCACGTATTGTCCCACAATACGAGGATATGCTAGAACAAATGATGTTCCGTAGCCTTGCTACACATCAAAAAATTCCTGGAAAGACTGTTCTGTTGATCGACGTAAGTGGCTCAATGTTCGGTACCAGAATTTCCTCAAAATCAGATCTAGATCGCTTCGATGCGGCAGCTGCACTTGCTATGCTGTGCCGCGAAGTTTGTGAGGAAGTCGAGATTTATAGCTTTAGTAATAATGCTGTGCGTGTTGCACCTCGTCGTGGATTTGCTCTCCGCGAAGCTATTTCAAGCTCTCAAGGTCACGGTGGAACTGCCCTTGGCACTTCCATGAAGACTGTGAACGCAAACGGTTCATATGACCGTTGCATTATATTCACTGACGAGCAAAGCTATGATCGCCCAGGTGCTCCCAAAGGCAAAGGTTACGTTATCAACGTAGCTGCCTATGAAAACGGAGTTAACCACCAAGCTTGGACTGAGATCAACGGCTTCTCCGAAGCAGTTATCGACTATATCCAAGTCTTGGAGCAGGAAGCTGCTTAATCTACTATCCCACGCTCTGGCGGTATCCATTCCGTTCAGATCGGTAGCCAGACCGACTCAAAAGTGGGGCTCTAAGCTAAGGGCTTAGATTAGCATATGGTGCTCTAGTACAGTTACTTCTATTTGGTTTGAAAACACACTGTACTTACTTATTCCTATGTTAATCTAAGCCCTTTGCGCTTTTATCGGTTACTTCTAGACTGCTAATCTAACCAAATCGCCGATAATACTTTATTCAAGGGCTATTTTATTAAGGAAATTATTATGAGTAATGGCGGAAAAGGCTCAAAGCCTAGACCCTTAAGTGTATCAGATGCAGAATATGCATCACGCTGGGATGCGATATTTGGTCGCGATAAACTAGACAGCGAGACAGATAAGCCTACTCGCAATAATGAAGAAACTCAAGAAGCTTTGGCACAGGGTAAATCAGTGCCAATTTCAGAAATGCCAGAACTACAAGAAATTCTGCGTCGCGGTCTAGCCGACGGTACGCTTATTCCTAGTTAAATGTATGTCCCTAGTGTAATTGGCAGCACGTTAGTCTCCAAAACTATTAGTCACGGTTCGAGTCCGTGGGGGCGTGCCAAAATTTAGATTTGAATTGTTTTGCAAATCTTGATATAATTATTCTTTAAACGGAGATTCCGCCGCAATGGTGTGGCAGGGGACTGTAAATCCTCCGACTTAGGTCACGATAGGTTCGATCCCTATAATCTCCACCAGTTAATGCGACTGTGGTGGAATGGCATACACAGCAGACTTAAAATCTGCCGCTTAATTGATTGAGGGTTCAAGTCCCTCCAGTCGTACCAGTTTAGTCTAGTAAGGAAAGTAAACGGAGAATGGGCAGGCAAGCGCACTCTAAAGCGCAAGCTAGATACCTCACCGGCTAGACATTTCATATGGTCTTAAAGTGTTCATGGACGCACACAGCACTGTCACTGCTGTAGATGGGGATCGTTACCCCATAAGACCGCCAAAACCCTACCTTAGGTCCGTGCCGTTCCGGTTAGAGCGTCCGTAACTCATCCGTTGGATACGATAAGTCCAAGCTGGAACCGTAACCAGCACTATTATTTTAGCGTACTGCCATCCATTATAAACAAGCAGGAGAGATACCTGTTGTCCAGCGATCACATCAACGGGGTAAGGGGTAGTGTGCTAAACTAATATATTCCACAGTAGCACAGCGGTAGTGCAGTTGGCTGTTAACCAATTGGTCGTAGGTTCGATCCCTGCCTGTGGAGCCAAATATAGTCTTAGTGAAAAAATCAGTTACTTCTTTTTACTGTTAATAAAAACGACTGGGGTTCGATTCCCTGGAGGCCGCTGGTGCACGGGCCAATATCTGATTTTACTGTTCTAGACTTTTTCTTTTTTGTTGGGGGTTAGTGAAATGGTATCACACGGGATTTTGATTCCCTTGTCACAAGTTCGATTCTTGTACCCTCTGCCAATCATCCGTCCTTAGCACAACTGGATAGTGTCCAGGTTTACGAAGCCTTGGGGTGGGAGTTCGAATCTCTCGGGACGGGCCAACTAATTAATATATCATGCGTGAATTTAACATCGACGAAGTAAAAGACTACATTCGGCAAAGCTCTCCAGAAACTAAGATTTATCTTGGTGCGGATAGTGAGCGTGTAAGTGTTGGTGGTAAGTGGTATGCAGATTATACACTAGCCATTGTTATCCACATTGATGGCAAACACGGTTGCAAGATTTTTGGTGATGTACAGCGCGAACGCGACTGGGATCAAAAAGCCGATAAGCCTAGTATGCGCTTAATGCAGGAAGTTTATAAAGTAAGCGACCTATTCCACGAACTAAGTGATGTACTAGAAGATCGCCACGTTGAAGTTCACCTGGACATTAACCCTAGCGAACGATATAAATCTAGTGCTGTTGTTCAACAAGCTGTTGGATACATCAAAGGCACTTGCAACATTGACGCACAAGTAAAACCACGAGCATTTGCTGCTAGTTACGCAGCTGACCGATTAAAATTTGTACTGAGCAATTAACATGAGCGACCGATTTGATCTAGAGCAAAACATCATGCAATGTTGGAATGTTTGTGATGACATTCAGCTACTACTTGATTGCTGGGATGACCTAGGCGAAGATAACAAGCAAAACTTCCTAATCGGCCTAAAGCAAATGTATCAAATGAAATTTGAACGCACTTGGAGTACTTTTGAACAGTGCATTCGTAGACAACAACTTTAATGTACGCGTGACCCGAATTGGTTAGGGAGCGGATTGCAACCCCGTTTTATGCAGGTTCGAGTCCTGTCGTGTACTCCAGTTTAGCCAAAGTCCCTGATGGCTTTAAATAATATGGGCTGCTCAAAGGGCTAACGCTAAGAGCATAAGGTCACAGTTAGGAGTTTTATCGCAGCGGTTCTCGTCAAAACTGTTGCCCATGCCCTTGTAGCTCATCGGTAGAGCACTCGCCTTGTAAGCGATAGGTATGCGGTTCGATTCCGTACTGGGGCACCATATTTTAGTACTCTCACTTGGTCAGGCGTGCGCGCTTGGCTTTATCAGTTTCGACCTGTAGGCGAGTGCTAAAATATGGTTGTATGAAGCAAACAGAAAAATGTTCTGGATGCGGGTTCGAGTCCCGCCAGCTCCACCATAAGCATATTAGGTTAGGTCGCCGTAGAGTGAACGCTAAGAGACTGCTACGGGTAAAAGTTCCTATTTATGTGCAACTAATATGCTTTTGATGGGGCTGCATTTGGTTTCGACAGGGTAGTGAGTACACGAGTGGACAACTAGGTAAAGCAGAAGCCTTAGGATTGGGGTTGTTCCCGGTCGCAGAAGCAAAACAAAAATAAACGCAAACGACACACAGTTCGCATTAGTAGCCTAAAAACTACTTAGGGTTTCGACAGCTTTCCTCGTAACAGAATAAGCTGTCACTATAGTTTAGCATTATCAAGCATTAACTCCACGGCGGTATCTAGTTTACTAGTGACGAAAAGGCGTAGTGAGAAGCCCGGTACCAGATAGTGCTAAACTATAGTAAAGGAACCTATGAAGAAAACATCTATTCTTGACCCTAAACTGTTTCAAAATGAGAAATACGGCAACAATTTCTCGAAACCAGTTGCACAACTTCATGAGTTCTATCTAAGCGGCCCAGTGCTAGACGCAGAAGAATACATTGATTGGTTCGATACCATTCGTAATGCTAATAGTGTAGATACCATTCGTATCTATATCAACTCACCTGGTGGTGACTTGTACACTACACTGCAATTCCTGCGAGTTATGTCGGATACCGAAGCCACAGTGGTTACCTCAGTTGAGGGCGCTTGTATGAGTGCCGCAACCATGATCTTCTTACATGGGCATATGCAGGAAGTAACACCTCACTCACTGTTCATGTTCCACAACTATTCAGCAGGAACTTTTGGCAAGGGTGGTGAGATGTATGACCAGCTGCAATTTGAACGTAAATGGTCTGAGAACTTTATGACTGAAGTTTATGACGGCTTCCTGACTGCCGATGAAATTCAGTCAATGTTGCACAACAAGGACATTTGGATGGATAGCGAAGAAGTTGTTAAACGTCTGACTGCACTGCAAAAGAAGCGTGAGTCTGAAGCTGCTAAACAAGAGTAAATTTTTAGATTTGCAATAGTTTGCTGACTATTGTATACTATATACTAGAACCAAGGAGATTGCTATGCGATTGTAGATATAAAGGAGAAATTCATGTCTAGAACGTATAAAGATAAACCTTGGAAGTTTTCGCACCCAGAAAGTCGTTGGGATTTTGGCACAGAACGAGTTGCTTACGAGTCAACTCGCAGAGTATATGAGCTAGACCTAGAAACCAATACATATTGTTTTATGGATACTGACGAACCTTGCATTAAGTTTTTTCATCAAAACATTGCTGGTGTGAAAACCAAAAAGAAAAAGCGTGTGGATTCAGAGTGGCACTGGATGACAACTCCAGGCTGGTTCATCAAAGAGTTTATGAACCGCCCACAGCGTGCCAAAGGCCGCGCTTGGGAAAAGAAGGCAACCAAGTCAGCACCGGAAGACCTGGACTTGCTGGACACGCCCAGCGTTGGTCGTAAGCCTCACGTTTACTATTGGTAAAATTAATCGGTATGGGCCTTAACCGGCATCAACACATACTCCGCATAATCGTAAGCGGTTTGGAAAGTAATGCAGCGGGGATGGTCCTGCGACTGGCCTTGAAAACCAGGTTCTCTTAACAGGGATGGGGTTCGACTCCTCTGCTTTCCGCCATAAGTAAGTCTATTGAGAACAACGAGCTAATACCGGTTAAAGTGCTTGTAACTTAGTAGACTTTCTTATGGCTATATCATTCAAAAACATCAAAAACCCTAAATTGGGTCTAACTGATACAATCACATTCGGCAAGCTAAAAGGTTGTCGTGTATGTGATGTGGCCCAAGATCATTACGAATACTTAATCTGGGCAGAGAAATCTGGCTACGTTAAGTTTCAGCAGGAAGCTATTGAGCTAATTCAAGAGCAGGCTAGTTTTGCCAAATGGCAGATACACGAAGCAGAAGAAGTTGCCCCCTACATGGACGGCAATAAATATGAATACCTAGCCGAAATAGCTTCTCGTCAAGATTACGATACCACCTTTGAAGAAGGTGATGTGCCCTTTTAATGCGTGCTTAGCTCAGCTGGTAGAGCAGAACGTTGCCAACGTTCAGGTCGCAGGTTCGAACCCTGTAGCCCGCACCACACAAATAATATGTATAAAGTTTACTGGACAGATATATTTGGCGAAGCCAAAAGTTGTGAAATCAAACAACTACAAAACACACTGGTTTATGTAGACCTACTACGTAAGCAAGGATACAACTACGTTACAATGGTTAGTGACTACCAAGATATGGTAGGTAAACCAGGCGCACAAGGTGCTGGTAGCGAGTACGTTCCACAACTAAAGAATTAATGCGGCCAAGCTCAAGGTGAGTCGCCAGCCTTCCAAGCTGTGCAGAGTGGGATTCGACTTCCCCTGGCCGCTCCACATAATGCATCCTTAGCTCAGCGGTAGAGCGTCTCGTTTACACCGAGAGGGTCGGCGGTTCAAACCCGTCAGGATGTACCAAACAACAAGAATTTTAATCTTGAATATAGTCCCCGAATCGAGTATAATAACTACTTGTTCGGGGATTTTCTATTTAAGGAACTTATATGCGTAAAATTGTGCTATTTTTACATACTGGTTACTGTGGCATGGACGCATGGGAGTTCTGGCAAGTACCGGCCACCCTAACCGAAGACGAGCTAGATGCACTAGCCTGGGATCGTGCCAAAGATAATGCTGAAATGTACGGCATCTATCCTCGTCATGAGTACGAGGACGAACCAGACTTTGATGAAGATGACGAGTCTTATAGTGACGGCATCGAAGGTAGCTTCCAAGACTACGATCCAGATAAACATGACGGCCACCGCATTGGTGGCGACACAAGCTGGCAGGAATACTAATGGCTAATATCTTTTTTGCGTCCGACCACCACTTTCACCATGCCAACATCTTAACATTCAAGCGTGACGACGGCACGCCACTACGTGCTTTCCAGGATGTTGACCACATGAACGAACACATGGTTAATGCACACAATAGTGTAGTTCGTCCAGGCGACAAAACCTACTTCCTAGGCGATGTTTGTATGGATCGCAAAGGCCGTGGACTAGAAATCTTGGCCCGTATGAACGGCGAGAAGATTTTAATCAAAGGCAATCATGACCAGTGCAAACCAGCCGCGTACTTAAAATACTTTAAAGATATTCGCGGCTCACACCAGTTTGAGGGCTTGGTTATGACACACATCCCAATTCACAGCGAGTCACTAGCTCGCTGGGGCTTGAATGTTCATGGTCACCTGCACTACAACGTGGTTAAGATGCCACTTTCACAAATCCCAGACCGACGTTATTTTAATGTTGGCATGGAACGTATTAACTACACACCGATTTCACTAGAGGAAATTAAAAAACAATGTCGCTAACACTAAAAAACCTAGAAGGCGCACTAGCTGGTGAGTCAATGGCACACGCAAAGTATCTTTACTTTGCTCGTATTGCTCGTGAAGAAGGCTATCAAGAAGTTGCCGACCACTTTGAGCACACTGCGGCTCAAGAACTAAAACACGCTTGGGGTCACCTTGAGCTACTCATTGGCCGACCAAGTACCAAAGTCTGCCTAGAAAAAGCCATCGAAGGCGAGACCTACGAGTACACAGAAATGTACCCTCGTATGGAAGAACAAGCAGAACTTGAGCGCAATGATGAAGCCATGCTGGAAGCTCGACTGCAAGCCTCAGAATCAAAACAACACGCAGAAGAATTTGCAGCAATCCTAGCCAAAGCTGAAAAACGTTTTGCAGCACTAAAGCGCGTGGAGCAACGCCACGCAGAAGCATATCAACAAGTTTGGGACACAGTAAAATGACATATATTTGCGTAGTTTGCGATCACGTACATGACGAAGCAGTTGAAGGTAAGTGGGAAGACTTGCCTGACGACTTTGAGTGCCCAGAGTGCGGCGTAGGCAAATCGGACTACATTGAGTTCGCAGATTGAGTCACCTTGCCAGCAACGGTGTAACTTAGACCCTAAATTGCAACAGTGTGTAGTGTGCCGGCGCACACTAGAACAAGTTGTTAATTGGGTCAAGTACACACACCAGCAACGTCGTGAAATAATGGACAGTTTGCGCTGATAGCTCAGTTGGTTAGAGCAGCCGACTCATAATCGGTTGGTCGCGGGTTCAAGTCCTGCTCGGCGCACCACCAACCACCAAAGCCCCCGCTTAAGGGGGCTTTTTTGTATGTGGAAATATTCACTTGAAACAGTGACTACTTTTTGATATAATTATTCTTTAACAACGCAATCCAACCACAAAATCACATGAAAATTAATTTTAACCAAGTTCCCCACGCTGACATTGACGCATTTGGTGACGACAACTTGCTAGGCCCTGACGAGTCAGGTAACTTCTATTACAATCAAATTGAGTATGCAACCAATGCTGGCGGCATGGAAGACTTTGTTATCACCGATACCTGTGGCCGTAGTATTCCAGTTAGTGTAGAAGCTATTCCAGACTTGATGCGCGTACTGCAACACATTTACGGCTTGTACAGTCTTACCAAAGCCACCGAAACTATTATTGACTTTATGGAAAGTGATACCCAAGGATATGTTGACGATTCTGAAATCAAATATGACGGTGAATCCTTTCAGGGAACTGCTAGCTGGCCTTTCGGACACTGAATATACTGTGGTAACGCTGGACTACTTAAAACACGTTAGCGATACCGTAAACAAGCCTTCCACAGTGATACAAACATATGGCGAGGCTTTTCAAGTCCTGGAGTTTCTAGCTACAGCTCGCGCAATCGAAATGAAGCTAGATCACGGCACAAATATCTATAAAATCAGGAAAATCAAATAATGGCAACTAAATCTAAAGCTCAACCCGCCGCTAATGCAACACCACCTGGTGTTGCTCGTACTCAAGCAAACCGCAAGCGTCGTCTGGAGCGTACACTACGTGCCCAGCCTAATAATGCACAAGTGCAGAACGCGCTGCTTGAAGTGGGCACAAAGCGTAAAGCTCCTAACAACCCACAGTGGTCGCATAGTGCGATCCGTTTAGCTAAACTGTTCAAAGAGTTTACTGGTCGCGCTCCTAAAGAACTGTTTAGTTCTAACCCTAAAGTGCAACAAGCTGCCATGAGCACACCCAGCAACAAAGTCTTTGTCAACCTGCCACAAGGCAAAGTTGACTTCTCAATCGGTGCTCGTGCATTTATGCGAGAAGGAAAAACATGGAACTAATTGGCTACTACCTGCTATTCGCATTTAGTATCTCAATTAGTGCGTGTTATTTCTGGTTTATTCCACTCTTGCGTGAAGCAAAATCCTCTGATATTTCCAATAGCTTTACCGAGTACCCTAAACTGAGTACCGTGGTATACGTGTTAGTAAGTGCCATTGTTGCCCCGATGCTGCTATTCCCCATGTTTAGTAGTGAAATGGCTGGCAAATTTGAAGACGGCTTACGCAAGGAAATCTTGAGACCAGATCCCGAAATTTAAATTTGCAGATACTGTGTTTATTTGATATAATATATACTTAGACAGACACACAAAGGCACAACAATGAAAATCAAAGAATTCACATACACAAAACCCAATGGCGAAGTTTCACAACGCACACTGGTTGAGTTGGTGACCCCTACTGAACATATTGAAGGTGTTGACGTTAGCGGACTAGATATGGATAGTTATGCAGATTTTGTCCAACAGCTTAAACAGCTTGAAGACGAAACGTATAATCGCCGTATGCAGTTGTATGCTGAATTTGATCTTCAACATCAATACAGACGTTTCGTTCCCAGCCGCATGACCAATGTGACTACAGAATTCGTCTAAAAACTCAAACTTGAATAACACAGCTATACACTGTATAATACTATTTTAAATCACAGAAAGAACATATCATGGCAGCAACTTGGACAGACGAACTCAAACAAGAAGTTATCGCAAAATACGAAGCCGCAGGCCCTACTCCTGAGAATTCGACCGAAATCATCAAAGACATTGCAGAAGAATTTGAGCAATCGCCTAACGGCGTTCGCATGGTGCTAGTGCAAGCTGGCGTTTATGTGAAAAAAGACCCTGGTGCAGCATCTACCAGCAAAACTAAAACTGCCGCTAGTGGTGACAAGCCAGCTCGTGTAAGCAAAGAATCTGCTATTGCTGATCTCAAAGCCGCTATTGAAGATGCAGGCAAACCAGTTGACGAAGACATCTTGAGCAAACTGACCGGCAAAGCCGCAGTTTACTTCCTGAGCGTACTCAAGTAATCAAAGCGGCTTCGGCCGCTTTTTTGCATTTAGGGAATAAACATGGATTTTGCAAAAATCAACATCAATCACCGGATTGTGCTACCGGCCGCAGATTACTACAGTGAGCTATTAAAGTACCCAGCACCTCGTGAGCCAGAGCTTTGGTTAATTGAAAACGGCGGCGGCGCGGTATTGATATTTCCCGATAAGGTGTACACCTGGATAAGTCCAGTAAACTACAACTGTCTGGATACACACGCAGAAGAAACTTTAGACTTGACACCTACACCTAAACACAGTATAATTGATAGTTCGACTCTGCTAAAAGCTATTGCAATAGCACAAAACCCGGCTTTAGCAACTCAACTAATTAAGGACTAATATGGCAACCAAGAAACGTAGTGAACTAGAAGAAGAATTGATGACTGATGCCAACATTAGTCGTGTTATTCGCTTGCTTGAACCGCAAGAAGAAGGTCAGAAGCCTATTACCAAAAAAGACGCTTGCCAGATTCTTGGCATGGCGTATAACACTACGCGTCTTGGTACCATCATTGAACAATTCAAAGAGCGTCAGGCCCGTAACGCAAAACGTCGTGCAGAACTTCGTGGCAAGCCTGCTACGCGTGAAGATATTGTTTACATTATTAGTGAGTACATCAACGGCGAGACTGTGGATGCTATTTCAAAGATGACTTATCGGTCACCAACATTTATCAAGCGTATCCTAGAAGAAAACGCAGTGCCAATTCGTGTACCTGGACACAGCTACTTTACGCCTGAGCTAGTACCAGACGGTGCTGTACGTAACCGCTTCCGTGTAGGCGAAGTAGTGTACAGCGCACGCTATGATAGCCTAGCACGTATTGAGGCAGAAACCAAAACCGAGAAGTATGGTTATATCTATCGTGTATGGTTGTTGGCTGAAAAGTGGTTGCAGAGTGCAAACCAAGAGGCATATGAGCTAGCATCGCTAGAACACTTGCGCGAGCTTGGAGTTCGCGTATGAGATACTGGATTTACTGTGAGCCTGTAAATGCTAAATCAGTGGAACCAATCTGGCAAGTATGGTCTGATACGGCCATACTTGCTGAGTACTGGGAATACTGGTGCGGTCGTATGCGTAATGTAGGGCGTGAGTCACAGATCAGTGAAAATAATTGCATCACTGACTGGGCTGCTACACATTGGGCAGTACCAGCAACACCCGAGAGCTTGCAAAGAATTATACAGGCGCCAAAACCTCAATAATTATACATGATAAAGATTACCTGGCCAGATCTACATTTTGGGCCAATCAACCTATGGAATGCACCTAAAGTGGACGAGAATATACTCTACAGCCGTATCATTGACGAAAACCTAGATAAAGGGTTTCAGGTACGCCTAGCTGTCAATGATTTCCGAGACGTTACCTATATTCAACTTCGTAAGTTTTTCTTAAGCTACGAAGGCGATTGGGTGCCTAGTCGCGAAGGTATTAGTATTCCTGCTAGTACTGAAAATATTTATGCTATCTTGGATGGCTTGTTTGAAATTTGTAGTGTAGCTGAAGGCGCAGAAATCATCGAACACTATAGTAACAAACTAAAATCCTAACTTGTTTCTGTGACCCTAAACTGCTATAATATAGGTTATGAACAAAATTAAACAATATTTAGATTCAGCCTCGGCAGCTTACTACGCCGGTAGCCCCTTTATCACAGACGAGCAGTTTGATCGTCTTGCTGAGAGCGTGGGCTACAATGCCGTGGGCGCTAAACAAAATTCCAAAACTGAACGCCATCTGTACCAGATGTACTCACTGCAAAAATATTATGAAGATGAAGGTACCCAACCTCTCCAAGGCATTCGAGGCATTGCTAGCAGTGTTAAGCTGGACGGGGCAGCTATCAGCCTACTTTATGTTGATGGTAATCTTGTTCGAGTTCTTACCCGTGGAGATGGTGTAGAGGGTCAGATTGTTACTGACAAGTTCTTGGGCAACCCTATTGTACCACAACAAGTACCATTTCAGGGTGTTTATCAGATCACTGGCGAGATTGTGGCTCCAATCAATATCGAGAATAGCCGCAACTATGCTGCAGGTGCTCTAAACTTAAAAGACCCTGCCGAGTTCCGTCAACGTGCCCTGAGTTTCTTTGCGTATGGCGTACAGCCTAGCCTGCATGATACTTTTAACGCAGACATGAATGCCCTGCGTTTGGCAGGCTTTGGAGTAATCAATGAACCAGACTTGGACAAAATATTTCCGTGTGATGGAGTAGTCTTCCGAGTCAACGACAATCATCAGTTTTACGAAATGGGGTATACGGCCAAGCATCCGCGCGGTGCGTATGCTAAAAAAGAACGAGCAGCCCATGTGGAAACAAAACTACTTGCAGTTGAGTGGCAAGTTGGCAAAAGTGGCAAAGTCAGCCCAGTTGCTATTCTGGAGCCTGTTTATATTGGCGATGCCCTCGTCTCCAGAGCAACCCTCAACAATCCAGGATTTATTGAAATGCTAGACTTGCGTATTGGTGATACTGTAGCCGTTATTCGTGCAGGCGAGATTATTCCGTGTATCCTACACAAAGTTGATGCATAAGCAACCAGGTCGGGCAGTGAAAATTTACACTTGTCGTAGCCCTCCCAATCGGGTATAATACATATATAAATTGATAAAGCAACATGAAGATCGAAATCCCAACAACCTGTCCCTGCTGTTCGTACAAACTTGAATTGGTCAACGATCAATTATTTTGTCGTAACACAGCTTGCGGTGCTCAACTAGGTAAAAAAGTTGAACACTTCTGCAAGACCCTGGGCATTAAAGGCATGGGCCCAAGGTCAGTTGAGAAACTCAACTTGCAAGATTTGACTGAACTGTTTTATCTGGATTTAGATTCCGTAACAGAAGCCCTAGGTAGTGAGAAAACTGCCGCAAAACTACTTGATGAAATCGAACGTGCCAAGTCGGCAGATCTAGCCACAGTGCTAGCAAGTTTTTCGATTACCCTTGTAGGCCAGACGGCTTCTCAAAAAATCTGCGGTGTAGTCGATCATATTGACGAGATTACATTTGAAAAATGCAAAGAAGCAGGTCTAGGCGATAAAGTCTCCGAAAACCTTATAACTTGGCTAGAAACAGATTTCCCTGACTTGAGAGAGTTTTTGCCGTTCTCATTCAAGTCCAATCGTAATTCCACTACAACCAGTAACAATAATTCTAAGACTGTTTGTATCACTGGAAAGTTATCTTCTTACAAAAACAAAGCAGAAGCATATCAAGCACTGGAAGCCGCAGGCTACAAAGCGGTAGAGTCTGTAACAAAAACCACAGACTATTTGGTTGATGAAGAAGATAAAGCTAGTACAAAACGCAAAAAAGCCGAATCACTCGGTATTCAAATTATTACAAACCTAAATACTTTCTTGAAAGAAAAACAAAATGACTGAAAAAACAACTAAGAACTGGTCTGACGAAGCTGTTGACCAACTGATGAGCATCGTTGGTAGCGAAAGCCCCGTTAGCGTTGAAGCCGTTGAGCGCGCATCTGAGCAACTTGGTAAAACCACTCGCTCAATTGCTAGCAAGCTGCGTCAACTAGACCGTGAAGTTGCAAGTCTGGCCAAGGAAAAAACTTCTGCTTTTACTGCTGATGAAGGCGCTGATCTCGCTGACTTCGTGCAAGCAAATGCAGGTAACTTGACCTACAAAGAAATCGCAGAAAACTTTGCTGACGGCAAGTTCTCCGCAAAGCAAATCCAAGGCAAGCTGTTGGCCCTGGAACTGACTGGTAGTGTTAAGCCAGCCGAAAAAGTTGAAGTTGCCCGTACTTACACTGAAGCTGAAGAAGCCACATTTATCAAGATGGCTGATGCAGGTAGCTTCATTGAAGATATTGCCAGCAAGTTGAACAAGACTGTTGCCAGCGTTCGCGGTAAAGCCCTGAGCCTGACACGTAAAGGCCAGATCGCTAAGATTCCAGCACAAAAGCAATCGCACGCTAAAGAGTCTGTTGATCCAGTGACCGCACTGGGCGACAAAATCTCCACTATGACTGTTGCTGAAATTGCAGCAGCTGTTGACAAAACAGAACGTGGTCTGCGTACCCTGCTGACTCGTCGTGGCATCAAAGTTGCTGACTATGATGGTGCAGCTAAAAAAGCCAAAGCCGAAGCTAAAGCAGCCGCTTAATTTGGTTTAAACCAATAGCCCGGGAGTTCCATAAAGCTCCCGGGCTTTTTCTGTTTCAGGAGGTTCATAGTATGAAAGTAACCATTACATACCATGACAACGAGTCTTTTACGATGGAAGAAGTCGTTAAACAGGCTGTGCATAATTATGGAAAAGCCGCACAAGTAGAAATCACACCAGAATCTACTATGGCTTACGACCACATCTATTTTGGACTACAGCAGTTGATAACTCACGAACAACTGAGTTTGCTGTATGATAGTGGTGCAGCATATCAACAAGACATTAAAAAACTACGCGACGAGGTAATGTACAAGATTACTGAAATCGTTGACCAAGTAATTATTGACAATGAATCGAAAGTAGGGTAATCTTGGATACTAGTGCAGTAGTCTTAAACAAATTATTAACAGAGCGTAACCTAGATATCTGGGCTAAGCTCAAGTTGGTATTCTTAGACCCTGCGTACTCCTCCCTTTATAGCGTAATTAATAAGTACTACGACAAGTACAGCGCTATGCCGTCATTTGACGATCTTGAGCTAACCTTGAGGGAGGGTCCAGCGTCTAAGACATTGGCAACTCTCCGGTTAACCGAGGTGCCTGACGTTTCAGCAGAAGTTGCTCTCGATGCCTTAATCGACCAGTACACTCAGAATGAAACGGTAAAGTTATTAGATAAATTCGTAGACAAGCTACCGCTTTATGATACGAACGAAATTAAAGAAAACCTTTCCTCAATAGCACTTACTATTGAGGAAAAAACACATACATCTGAAAAGGTGTTCACCATGGCGGACATGATGATGTTCAGCCACCCAGAAGATTTGGAGAAAGAACGTGTTTACCTTGGCCTTAATAACAGTTTTGATGCTGTGCTTGGTGGTGTTGCTAGACAGGAGCTTATCCTTATCGGAGGAAAGCGGGGATCCGGTAAGTCCATTAGTTGTAGTAACCTCTTTGTTAACCAGTATGAATCCGGCAATAGCTGTATTTACTTCAGTATTGAGATGACTGCAAAAGAGACTATGGAGCGTAATTTAGCTATTTTAGCTAATGTCAATCTCCAGAATCTCAAGCAACATAAGCTGACTGACGAAGAAGTCTTGCAAGTAGTTAAGGCTCGTGCCGGTATGTTTCAAGATGCTGATGAAACGGTGCAAGAGTTCTTGCGTCACCGTGACCGTTTCAAGTTTGAAGAAATGCTAGTGCGTAACTTTCAATTAAAGGCTGATAATCAGATGATTATTGTTGACGACCGTGACTTGACCCTAAGTAGCATCGACTTGCATATTGGCAAAGCCAAGGCAAAGTTTGGCGATAAGCTAAAAGTTGCGGTAGTGGATTACTTGAACCAAATTGTGCTAGAAGGAAGTGACCAGTATGATTGGAAACCACAGATCGAAGTCTCTAAAAAGCTCAAAAACCTTGCCCGTAAGTACGAGATTGTTATGGTGTCGCCATATCAAATCGACAAAGACGGAGAAGCTCGTTTCGCAAAAGGTATCTTGGACGCAGCGGATATTGCCCTTACTATGGAAGCACATGATAAAGAGACTAACGCAGTCTCTTTTGAAACAACCAAAATACGTGGCGGCAAAGAAATGGCGTTTACATGCCCGATTGACTGGGACACATTACGTATTTCGCCACAAAGTGTGGACAAGCCTGCTGCTAAAGAAGCGGTTAAAAAAGTAAAAAAGAACTCACAACAAGAGGAAGTGGTAGCCGTTAAAGACGACGGTGCAGATCTTCCTTGGAACGCTTAATGTTTACAACAGAAGAATTATGGGAAATACTAGGCGAAGCCGATATGGCCATGATTAGTGCCGATTTTTGGTTCAAGTACCACGATCGCCTAGACCCAGGTAAGTCAAAAACAGAAGACGCATATGCAGCTCTACTGGCATTTCAAAATGGCTGGTTGGCTTGCAAAAACTTCTACAAAATACGAGATTAATATGTCAGACCCAGTACTAGAACTAATAAATAAAAATAATTTGGCGTTCCAAGTAAGTGGGCGCGACTACTTAATTAAATGCTTAAATCCAGAACATCCAGATAGTAATCCTAGCTTTCGTGTTGACAAGGTTAGTGGCGTAGCGCACTGCTTTGCCTGTGGTTTTAAAACCAATCTTTTTAAATATTACGGGGTTTTTACTAATCCTGTACCAATGAAGATTGCGGCTCTTAAAGAAAAGCTAGAAGTGCTCAAAAAGTTTGGACAAGAACTGGAGCTACCAAATGGCTATACACCATGGACTAAAACCTTTCGTGGAGTTAGTCCGGCAACGCTCAAACATTTTGGTGCTTTCTATACAAATCAAGTAGAAAAGCTACAAGATCGTATTATCTTTCCTATTAAAGATATTACTCAGAAGACGGTTGTATTTGTGGGTCGTCATACAATGTCGCAAGGTAATCCAAGATACCTAAACTACCCCAGTGGCGTAAAGATTCCGCTTTATCCAGCGCACTTACCTAGTGGTTATTCCAGTATGGTAATTGTTGAGGGACTATTTGATATGCTAAACTTGTATGACAACGGTTGCGAAAACGTTGTTTGTGCATTTGGTACTAATACCCTACAAAATGACACAAAGCAAAAGCTGTTGCCATTTCGAGCACAAGGCATTACACATATCTACTTGCTGTTTGACGGTGACGACGCAGGTCGTAGTGCCGCAAAGACCCTAAAGCCGCTACTAGAGGCCGAAGGCTTTATCACAGAAATAGTTGACCTACCAGACGGTACAGACCCAGGTGAACTAGATGCTGAAAACGTACGTAGTATCGCAGAATACGTAAATAAATAAACTTGAAATATTAGCCCAGATACGCTATAATAAAGTATCACAAGGAATTATAAATGAAAATTGCAGTTATTGATAAAGCACCGAATCGTACTCGCTATAGTGATTACTTTGAGTTCGAATTTGATCACTACCATATGAGTTCAGTGCCGATTGCTAAATTGCTGAAAAAAGATGTTGACTTAGAAGTTGACTTAACCGAGTACGACTTTGTTATCCTGGTAGGTGCAGAAGCCGCCAAAGAGTACGCAAAGATTACCTCGGTTACAAATATGGCTGGCCAGCTAGTAGATGACAAGTTCATTGCTATCTCTAACCCAGCCATGCTTGCGTTTAAGCCAGAAGGTAAACCAGACTTTCAGCGAGCAGTTGATCGTATTCACAAGTACATTAAAGGCGATCTTAAAACCACTGTGCAAGGTGATTTTAAAGGTATCGACGATACTGCGGAAGCCAAACGCTTCCTACGTGAAGTGCTAGACAATGCTCAGGGCTATGTTGCATGGGATACGGAAACAACGTGTCTTTACCCTCGTGACGGTTACGTGCTGGGTGTGTCCATGAGTTATAAGAGCAATCATGGTCGCTATATCCTAACAGATTGCCTAGACGATGTTTGCCTTGACCTAATGCGTAAAATAGCTAAAGACTTCTATACTGTGTTTCACAATATGAAGTTTGACTACAAGATGATTCAATACCATCTTGATATCACTTTCCCGCGTGATCGTGTGCATGACACAATGGTTATGCACTATGTGCTAGACGAAACTGACTCACACGGCTTAAAGCCTCTGGCCCTAAAGTACACCAACTACGGTGACTACGATAGTGAGCTAGATGACTACAAAAAAGCATACTGTGCACAGCACGGTATCCTACAAGATGACTTCACTTACGACCTTATTCCGTTCGATGTTATTAGTCGTTACGCTTCGATTGATACAGCCGTTACATTCGACCTTTTCCACAAGTTCTGGCCTATTGTTCAACAAAACGCCAAGCTACGCAAAGTCTATGAAGAAATCCTGATCCCAGGTACCCTGTTCCTAATGGATATGGAAGAAGTCGGTATTCCTATGAGTACCGAGCGCATGGCTGCTGCATCCAAGTACTTGGATTATGAAATTGAAGCCGCTAAAAAGGTAGTGTACAGCTTCGATGCTGTTAAGCAGTATGAAAAAGACACTGGCAAAATCTTTAATCCTAACAGTGTGATGCAGCTTCGTGTTGTGCTTTTTGACTATCTAGGACTTAACCCAACTGGTAAGAAAACTGCCACAGGTGCTATTTCTACCGATGCAGAAGTTCTGGAACAACTAAGTGAAGAACATCCACTACCGGCCGCTATCTTAAAGGTACGACAACTTGGCAAGATTCAAAACACTTATATTTCAAAGATTCTACCGGAAATTGACCGCGATGGTCGTATTCGTACGAATTTTAATCTTATCTTTACTACTAGCGGTCGCTTGTCTAGTAGTGGCAAGTTCAATGCTCAGCAAATACCTCGGGATGACCCTATTATCAAAGGTTGTATCGAAGCTCCAGCAGGATATAAAATTGTATCGCAAGACTTGACCACAGCCGAAATGTACTATGCGGCTGTGCTGAGTGGTGATAAGAATCTACAAGAAGTGTTCTCTAGTGGTGGTGACTTCCACTCGACGATTGCTAAAATGGTGTTCTCACTGCCTTGTGCAGTTGAGGATGTTAAGCGGCTATATGGCCCAATGCGTCAGAGTGCTAAAGCTATTTCATTCGGTATTCTGTACGGTAGTGGTGCTAATAAAGTGGCTGCGACTGTTAGTAAAGATCTACCACCGGGTGAATCTTATCCAGTGGAGCAGGCCCGTGAGGATATTAAACAATATTTTAGTAAATTCAGCAAGCTAAAGAAATGGCTTGATGATCGCAAGAAATTCATCGAAACTAATGGTTACACTTACTCATTCTTTGGTCGGAAACGCAGACTACCTAATGTCTTTAGCTCAGATAAAGGCATTGCAGCTCACGAAGTCCGTAGTGGAATTAACGCCGAAGTACAAAGTCTCGCCAGTGATGTTAACTTACTTGGAGCTATGCGAACAGCAAATGAGATTCGCGAAAAAGGGCTAGACGCCAACATCTTTATGCTAGTGCATGACTCGATTGTTGCTCTGGTTCGTGAAGATCAAGTAGATGCTTACTGCGAGATCCTACAACGTAATACACAACACCAGTGGGGTTGCGAGATTCCTGGCACACCCATTGGAGTTGACCAAGAAATCGGAGACGACTACAGCTTTGGAAAATTCAAGAAAACTTACGAGTTTGCAGGAGATAGTCTGGCCCGTATTCAGGCTGGGTGATAAGCAACCAACTCAGGACTCTGAGTTGGTCTTTTACCACACTCACTACGTAGACCAAAATAATACCGAAACAGTTACACTGCGTGTAGTAGATGATCGTAGCTATCCGCAGAAAACATTGGGGCTACGTAGGCTTGCACTAAAATCTGCTGGAGTTAGCTTGTTTCCTATACGCACAGCAATTTACTTCCTAGCAGATCTTATAAAGTTGGGCCGGTCAACAACTTGGTTTATTGATAGTAGCGGACGAGTATTCCAGTACGAAAAAAATACTCGCGCCAAACTGACAACACGGCAGATAAAAAATGTTTTACCTGCGGAGGGGCTTGGGTGTGTGTTTGAGCTGGAAGGTATACCAAGCCGCTTTAAGGCCATGCGTAGACCCGGCGAGCACGAACACTATGCACAGGTATTACGACTAGGTATGGGATTTTTATTTTATGGCTTTTGTGAAGAAATTAAGCCGGATAGTTGGAGATTAGTATGAAAAAACCAGATCTATACGAAATGTGGGGAATTTGTGTAATGAAACACCACAATTCTCCAATGAACTGGCAAGATGCCGCTAACGATTTCGCAAAGATGGTTGTACAAGAATGTATTGACAAAATCGAAACTTATCGTATTCCTGTTGGTAATAGTGCTTCAGGTGAGCTAGCTTGTGAGTGGACGTACGATGCACTTAAAGAAATTCGTGACGATATTCGTGAAACTTTTAGGCTATCAGATGACAGAGGGTGAAAAAGCAGGAGTATGGGCTATTAGGTGGTTGTTAATGGTAGGCGCGGCCGCTTACTTTACAATGTTTATGCTTATTTTTAGTTTTGTTAAACAACTGTTTTGGAGTTGAAGATGCCTAAAGCAGTAATATCAAACCGCATTTACATGGATAATCCTGGTGTAGAACACACCAAGCACATTATCAAAGAACTTACCTATAAAATTAAGAAAGATACTGGAAGCAAGCAGTTTGCTACAGTAGAAACTATCAAGAATTATAAGGTGCTGCCCAAAGGTATTCTGTCAATCCCACAAGGTCGGCTAGACTTGGTGCCTGAAGACTACGAAATCATAGATAAGCGTATAGTAGAGCACATACCATTTCCCGACCCTAAATTTGGGCTAAGACCAGAGCAGCAGGTAGTATATGACCCAATCGACGATACTTGTTTCATCAACGCCCTTGTGGGATGGGGAAAGACTTTCACGGCTTTACACCTCGCTCATAAATTCGGACAGAAGACGCTGGTTATTACACATACGGCCGCACTACGCGACCAGTGGTGTGAAGAAGTCGAAGTCCTATTCGGGCACAAGCCCGGAGTTATTGGTGGTGGACGAGTTGACCACACTGACCACTTTATAACAGTGGCCAATATACAAACCTTATCCAAAGTTGCACCGGAGCTTGCTAAGGAGTTTGGGACTATTATCCTGGACGAAGCCCACCACTGCCCTGCCACTACATTTGCACAAACAGTGGATCAATTCCATGCCCGCTATCGTATTGCCCTTAGTGGTACTATGATCCGCAAGGATGGCAAGCACATCTTATTTCGCGACTACTTTGGGCCGGTTGTTTACAAACCACCACAGTCACATACACTAAACCCCACAGTACACATAGTTAAATCGGGGATTACCCTAAAGCCAGGTGCCACTTGGGTAGATAAAATCACTGACTTATGCGAGTCAGAAAAGTACCGACATTTTATCGCTGATATAGCACGTATGCATATTAGCGAGGGTCACCAAGTACTAATCTTGGCTGACCGTGTTGAATTTTTACAGGTAGTAAAGGAATACATTGGTGAAGATTGCGCTCTTGTTACAGGCGACACAGAATTCGAAGAACGAAAACTTGTCAAGGAACAAATCCTCAGTGGAGAGAAAAAAGCCGTTGCAGGCTCACGGCAAATCTTCTCAGAAGGCATTTCTATTAACAGCTTATCCTGCGTTATCCTCGCAGTGCCAATGAGCAACGATAGTTTACTAGAGCAGGTTGTGGGTCGCGTACAGCGATTACATGACGGTAAACTAGCTCCACTAGTAGTGGACATTAACTTTGCTGGCTACGCAGATAAAAAGCAAAACAACGATCGTCTTGCGCTTTACTTACGCAAGGGATGGCAGATCATAACGGTATGACAAATTTACACTTGTCAGATCTTGGTCACTATGGTATAATATAGTCTGAGTTCAACAAAATGGCTTTATTTTTCAACCTAGAGTTATTGGAAGCAGAATCAGAGTGTGAACCTAAATTAATGTTATCAATGCTTGAGAGACATTTTGGCAAAAAGCTAATACCGAAAAACAACCGCGATAGACTTAATTATCGAAACCTAGCGGGTCACAGCTTTTTACTTGATGCCCACTCACTTTTCTCAGACACATCAGATATTGCACATAAAGCGCAGTATATTAGATTAGCAGGAAGGCGTGACTATAGCTTATACAAACTTTATAAAGTAACCTATTTAGATTTAAGTTATTACAAGGATATTGATTTAGACGCGATCAAACATAACCCACTGCTCGACATAAAACAAAACAAAATATATTTCAAATACGAAAGCAACTAAAAATGGCAATTTCATTCAAAAACACAAAAGGCAAAGCACAATCAAACAAAGTCGAGGCTTACGAATACAAAGACGGTGAAAACACCGTTCGACTGGTAGGCGGAGTTCTTCCTCGATACATTTACTGGCTGAAGGGCGCAAACAACAAGGATATTCCAGTTGAGTGCTTGGCTTTTAGCCGTGATAAAGAAAAGTTTGATAACGTGGAAAAAGATCACGTTCCAGCTTTCTTTCCAGACCTGAAGTGTTCATGGAGCTACACAGTTAACTGCATTGACCCTAAAGACGGCAAAGTTAAAGCTCTAAACCTTAAAAAGAAACTATTCGAGCAGATTGTATCAACCGCAGAAGACTTGGGACTTGATCCTACTGACTTTGACGAGGGTTTCGACATTGTATTCAACCGTACAAAAACCGGCCCACTGGCATTTAACATTAGCTACGACTTGAAGCCTCTGAAGTGTAAAAAACGTGCACTTACGGAAGCTGAGCGTTCGGTTGCTTTAGCGGCCAAGTCTATTGACGAAAAGTACCCAAGACCTACTGAAGCAGAAGTCTTGGCATTGTTAGAAAAAATTACTACTAATACGGACGAGACAGAGGCAGATGATGCTGAAGCAGAGGCTGTAAAAGAACTAGGTTAATTAACACATAGCTCGGTAAACTTTTAGCTTACCGAGCTTTTTCTTATGCTAAATTGGGACAGACTTAAAGAGCTTTTAGATTACGATCCATCTACTGGTATATTTACTTGGCGTAAGAATAAAAGTTCAGTTAAAGCCGGAGATATTGCAGGCGGTAAAACTTGCAACGGATACGTAACAATATGTATTGATGGTAGTCCAGTACTTGCACATAGGTTAGCCTGGTTCTACTGTTTTAAAGAGTGGCCAGAAAAAGGTATAGATCATATAAATAGAGATCGTTCTGACAATAGGTTAGATAATCTTAGAGAGGTCGATCAAACCTTAAATAATTTCAATGCTACCGTACGTAAAGATAATACTACTGGGTACAGGGGAGTATACGTACATGGTAGTGGGTATAGGGCACGAGTTACATATCAAGGAAAAAATCATAATCTTGGAACTTTTGAAACAGTCGAGGAGGCTGCCAGTAAAGTGCAAGAATTTAAACAACAGAATAACTTATATTGATGAAAATACTTTTTACAGCTGACGTGCATATCAAACTAGGTCAGAAAAACGTACCATTGGATTGGGCTAAAAACAGATTTCAGCTATTTATCGAGCAGTTTCAAGCAATGCAAGAGTCCGCTGACTTAGTAATCATTGGTGGCGATATATTTGACCGACTTCCAACAATGGACGAAGTAGAGCTTTACTTTGACTTTGTTGCATCTATGAAGAAGCCCACACTTATCTTTGACGGTAACCACGAGGCTACTAAAAAGGCTCAGACCTTTCTTACTTACCTAAAGAAAAGCACTAACCGACTGAACCCACTTGTGCGTGTAGTTGATGACTACGAATACTTAGTAGGCTTTGACTTAGATATTATTCCATACTGCAAGCTAAAAGACTTTGAAAAGAATCATGCTAACATGAACTTTCAAGGTCGTATCTTATGCAGCCATTTCCGTGCTGAGATTCCTCCACACGTAAAACCCGAAATTGACTTGGACTTATTCAATCGCTGGAATGTGGTTCTAGCAGGCGACCTACACAGTTATGAGAATTCTCAGCGAAATATTTTGTATCCTGGTAGCCCTTATACTACTAGTTTTCACCGACAGTCTGTTGATACTGGCGCTATCTTGCTTGATTGTGATACTCTTGCCCATGAGTGGCGAAAGTTCAAGCTACCGCAGCTACTCAAGCGGACAATATCCGCCGAGGCCGCGGCCACAGCAACAGCCACCGACTTTGACCACACCATCTACGAAGTGCAAGGCGATATGCAAGAACTCGGAGAACTCGAAGACAGCGAGTTAATTGCCAGTAAAGTACTCAAGCGTGATACTGATAGCGCACTGATGCTTGACCCTGAAATGTCTCTGGATCAAGAAGTCAAAGAATACTTAACCTATATCTTAGAATTACCAGAACCAACCGTTGACAAGGTTCTAAAGGAAATGCAAAACCATGCAGACAAACTCAACTAACGCACGCTCCGCAGTAATATGGTCACAACAGAACTGCCTAGCCTGTAATCAAGCCAAAAACTTACTGGACATTAAGGGTATTCCCTACGAAGTAAAAATGCTAGGCGAAAATGCTACAAAGCAAGAACTACTAGACGCTGTACCCACGGCTCGTAGTGTTCCACAGATTTTCTTAAATGGTGAGTATGTAGGCGGCTTGGACGCACTCAGAAAGATTCTATAAATGATTACAATTAAAGAGTTGAGTTGGTCTAATGCCTTCTCTTACGGTGCAGATAATCGTATTGATTTCTCTAGCGCGGCTCTTACACAGTTAGTAGGCAAGAATGGTCATGGCAAGAGTTCTATTGCCCTAGTGCTTGAAGAAGTGCTGTTCAATAAGAATAGCAAGTCAATTAAAAAAGCTGACATTCTTAACCGATACGTAAAAGATAAAGCATATACTATTGGATTAGTTTTTGATAAAGATGGTACTGAGTACCGTATTGAGTCAAAACGCGGAACAACACAAACTGTTAAGCTATATAAAAATGGTGTGGACATTAGTGCCCACACAGCCACGCAAACATATAAAAATATTGAAGAAATCCTAGGCTTTGACCACAAAACGTTTTCACAGATTGTTTACCAATCAAACGCAGGTAGCCTAGAATTTTTAACGGCTCCAGATACTGCTCGCAAAAAGTTTTTGATTGAAATCCTAAACTTAGGTAAGTATACTCAGGCGCAAGAAGTTTTTAAGCAAACAGCTCAAGAACTCAGCAAAGACATTACTAGTGTACAATCACAAGTTAATACTGTGAATGCTTGGCTTAATAAATATAGCGGTACTGACTTAACCCCACAGCCACTAATACCTGTAGATGCCATAGACAGCGACCAGCTAGTAGAGCTAGATAAGCTAGCCAGTAGTATTCAAAACATCGAGTCTACTAATAAGAAGATTTCGCAGAATAATACATACAAGCAGCTGCAAGGCAAGATCAAGCTATTCCCTATTCCGGAAAAGCCAACTGAAGACCCTAAACCGTTAGTATCAGAAGCCGCCAAGCTAAATACGGAATCTGTGGAATTAGCAAAAACCATTCGCGATTCGCAAGCATTTACTAAAAAGATTGGTGCCTTGCACGGAACGTGCCCGACTTGTTTACAAGAGATTGATGAAGCCAAGATTGCCGAGCTAGTTGCTGAGCAAGAGTCGATTCAACAAAGTGCTAAAGCTGCTAGCGCACGTATTAGTGCTCGTATTGCAGAAATTGATACTATTCGCAGTGACATTAGTACACGCCTTAAAGCATGGGAAGCTGCTAACAAGTCTAAAGAAGAGTGGGAACAATACCACGCACTTATTGACGAGTCTATTCAGTCAGACCTGCTAGACAAAAACGAATTAGAGTCTAAGTTTATTGCAGTACAAAAGTCAATAGCTACCCTAAAGGATGCTATTGCTCGTGCAGAAAAACATAACTTAGCAGCTAGCTCTCATAACGCAAAAGTTGAAATCATTTCTAAGCAAATGGTAGAAATGAACGAGGAGCTAGAAACTTACAGCAACAAACTACATGAACTTTCTGAGCGCATGAGTATTGTTAATGTGTTGACTAAAACATTCTCTACTACTGGCCTGGTAGCCTATAAGATTGAGTGTTTAGTTAAAGATCTAGAAGAAATTACCAATAAGTACTTGGTTGATCTAAGTGATGGTAGATTTCAAATTGGGTTTAAAATATCCGCCAGTGATAAATTAAATGTTGTTATCACAGACAATGGCAGAGATATTGAAATGTTGGCACTAAGCGGTGGTGAACGTGCCAGAGTAAACGTAGCAACGCTACTAGCAATTCGTAAACTAATGCAAACGCTAAGTTCGTCTCGTATTAACTTGTTAATCTTGGATGAAACTGTGGAGGCACTAGACATAGACGGCAAGGAGCGTTTAATTGAAGTTTTATTGCGTGAAGAGCACCTAAATACCTTTTTAGTGTCTCATGGTTTTAGCCATCCACTACTAGAAAAAGTAACTGTGGTTAAAAGCAATAATATATCACAAATTGAGGTATGATATGATTAAAATCGAACGATTAAATGATGGTGCTAAGGCAACTATTATTCGTAACGGTGTTAAGCAGCCAGTTTATTTAGCAATGAATATTACTGCTGCCGAGTTAGAAACTCTAGAACTAATTGGTGGCAGTCTGCTGTATACAGTGGACGAAACCGAGATTGTGGAGCTGCAAGGAGGCGAAGCTCCAGTGCCTATCAAAAGTCCCGAGCCTGCTGCACAGAGTGAGCCTGCCGTGGAAATTGCAAGTGAAGCTGCCACGGTTCCGGAAGTAGCAAAGCCAGCTATTGTTAAGCCTGCTCCACGTAAAAAGTAATGGTTGTAGACGCTAGAGCTAAGGGTGCACGTACTGAAACTACAGTACGTGATCTCTTAAAGAAACATACAGGTTTAGGGTGGGAGCGGGTACCTGGCTCTGGTGCACTTGACCCTAAACACCTACTAAAGGGCGACCTTTACGTACCTGGGCGTACTAACCTGTGGTGCGTTGAAGTCAAGGGCTATGCAGAAGACCACCTTACCAGTGCAGTACTAACAGGCAAAAGCCCTCAGTTAGTAGAATTCTGGGAGCAAAGTATTCGCCAAGGTCATCAAGTTGGCAAGCAACCTCTACTAATTTTTAAATTCAATCGCAGCAAGGTATTTGTAGCTTTTGAAGAAATGCCTACCACTAATCGTTACAGATACTTTTTTATAAACTGCGGAGAGCACGAGTTCTTTGTAGCACTACTAGAAGATTGGTTACTGCACGAGCAACCACAATTTGTAACTTGAAACAGCCAGGTTAATAGTGTATAATATACACTTAACCACAAGATTATACACATGAGTATTACATTTAAAAAAGCCACTGAATCAAATAACACACTACTGATTGTGGACGCACTAAACCTGGCATTTCGCTACAAGCACAGCGGTGCCACAGACTTTGCTACCGACTATATTCGTACAGTAGATAGTCTTAAAAAATCTTATAAAGCGTCACACGTTATTATTGCTTGCGATCAAGGTAGTTCTAGTTATCGTAAGAGTATTTATCCAGACTATAAGCAAAATCGTAAAGATAAGCAGGCAGAACAAACCGATGCTGAAAAAGCGGCATTTGAGCTTTTCTTTGAGGATTTTCTTGCCACTATTAAGCAGATTGAAGAAACCACTACGTATCCTGTACTAAAGTTCCAGGGCGTTGAAGCTGACGATATTGCTGCTTACATTGTATCGCAAAAGTCTAAACTGAGCACAGACGATATTTGGTTGATCTCTAGTGATCGTGACTGGGACTTGTTAGTTGGACCTGGTGTAAGTCGATTCTCCTATGTTACTCGTAAAGAAGTTACGGTTGATAACTGGAATGACCATTATGACTTTGATCCTGAAGACTATATCTCGATTAAATGCCTAATGGGAGATAGTGGCGATAATGTACTGGGTGTTGATAAGATTGGCCCTAAACGAGCTGTAGAGTTGGTAAAACAATACGGCACTGCTTACGATATTGCGGCTAGCATCCCAATTCCCGGCAAGTATGTTTATATTCAGAACCTTAATAAATGCAAAGACTTGTTACTACTCAACTACCAGCTAATGGACTTAGTCACTCACTGTGAAGAAGCTATTGGCGAAGCTAATCTGCAAACAATCGACGAAACACTACATCTTTACCTAAAATGAACGAACAATATCTACTTAAGGGTACTTACGATCCTAATGTTATGGCCTATCGTAATAACCCTAAACTTCCTTGCCAAGTACAGCCAGGTGCTATCTTGCCACAGCGTGCACACCCAACCGATGCAGGTGCAGACCTTTTTGCCTGGTTCCCAGAAACTAGCTCTCAGTGGATTGAAATCTATCCTCAAGAACAAAAACTTGTTGATACGGGTATAGCCATCAAAATTCCAGAGGGTTTCGTGGGCCTTATTTACAATAGGAGCTCGCAAGGGAAAAAAGGCATTACAATCCCACATTCTGTTGGAGTCATTGATAGTGATTACCGTGGAAATTTAAAAGTTTTGCTAAAAAATATTGGGGAAGACCCTTACAAAATCGAAGCTGGTGACAGAATTGCCCAGCTTGTAATCCAGCCAGTTCAAATCGTGGACTTTTTCGATAGCTGGAATGACACAAAACGTGGTACTGGCGGTTTCGGCAGTACTGGACAATAAATAAGAAAGATCTTTAATGACAGCAGTTTCAACACGAGCACAAGTAATCACACGTCGTACATACAACCGCCCTACCTCAGACGACGGAAAACAATTTGAAACATGGCAAGAAACAGTAGCTCGCGTTATTGACCATCAAGAGTGGTTATGGAGCCGAGCAGTTGGTCGTGACCTAAACGACGTAGAATACGCCGAACTGTATGATCTTGAGCAATTAATGCTAGATCGCAAAGTTCTAATGAGTGGTCGTACACTTTGGCTTGGTGGAACTAATGTTGCTAAAACACGCGAAGCATCACAATTTAATTGCAGCTTCACACACGTTGAAACAGTTTATGACGTAGTTGACGTCTTGTGGCTGTTGTTACAAGGCTGTGGTGTTGGATTTAAGCCGATTGTTGGTACGCTAAACGGTTTTAGCAAGCCAATTAAAAATATTCGAGTTATTCGCAGTACTCGTACAGAAAAAGGTGGCAATGAGCACAACAGTGAATGGTTTGACCCAGAAACTAAAACTTGGACAATCCAAGTCGGAGATAGTGCAGAAGCTTGGGCAAAGTCTATTGGTAAGCTGCTTGCGGGCAAGTACGCTGCTGATACTTTGGTTCTTGATTTTTCACAGTTACGACCTGCTGGTGAAAGGCTAAAAGGATATGGCTGGATTTCTAGTGGAGATGCTGCTATTAGCACTGCTTATACTGCCATTGCTAATATTCTCAATGGTCGGGCTGACAGTCTACTTACTCGTATGGATATTTTGGATATTGTCAATCATCTTGGCACCATCCTTTCTAGTCGCAGAAGTGCTGAGATTGCGCTTTTTGACTATGACCAGCCAGAGTGGGAAGAATTCGCAGTAGCCAAGAAAGATTGGTGGTTGCATAACAATGCACACCGCACACAGTCAAACAATTCTCTAGTATTTAAGAAGAAACCGCTTAAGTCCGATCTAGAACGTATCTTTGGTATGATGATCGAGGCGGGTGGTAGTGAGCCAGGATTTATTAATGAAGTCGAAGCACTCCGCCGCGCTCCATGGTTTAAGGGAGCCAATCCATGCGTTGAAATCTTACTCGGTAACAAGGCTTTCTGTAACCTTACCGAAACTGACATTGCCAAGTTCAAAGGCGACACTGCCGGCTTGCACAACGCTATACGACTTGCAGCTCGTGCCAACTACCGACAAACGTGTGTTAACTTACTCGACGGTATTCTTCAGGAATCTTGGCATCTTAACAACTATTTCCTCAGACTTTGCGGTGTAGGTTTAACTGGTATTGCAATGCGTCCAGATATGGGTTCGTATGACTACGAATACTTGAAGCGTACTGCAACTGGTGCTGCTATTGGTATGGCTAACGAGCTAGGCTTACCAGCTCCAAAGAATGTTACTTGTATCAAGCCAAGTGGTACACTGTCGAAGATCATGGATACAACTGAGGGTGTTCACAAACCACTAGGAAAGTACATTTTCAACAATGTTCAATTTAGTAAGCATGACCCAGTGGTTGAGAAGCTACGTGAAGCGGGTTACCGTGTTATTAATCATCCTGTTGATGATTCTGGAGTTCTTGTTACGTTCCCAGTAATGTGGGATGGTGTTCCGTTTGATAAAGTAGATGGAAAAGAAGTAAATCTTGAAAGTGCTATTGTTCAGTTAGAGCGCTACAAGTTGTTACAAACAAGCTGGAATCAGCAAAATACGTCAGTAACAATTAGCTATGACCCAACCGAAGTTCCAGCTATTATTGACTGGTTGCTAGATAACTGGGATTGTTATGTGGGCGTAAGTTTCATCTACCGCACAGACCCAACTAAAACAGCCAAAGACTTGGGCTACTTATACCTTCCACAAGAAGTTGTAACAGAACAAGACTACCAAGAGTATGTTAAAACCCTAACCACTGTTGATCTTAACAACACCAACAGTTTTGATGAAATCACCGATGCAGAATGTGCAACAGGTGCTTGCCCAATTAAATAATATGACACAACAAAATCCAAACCCAACTTTTAACTTTGAACTTACGCTAGAAGAAGCAAACATTATTTTAGCTGCGCTACAAGAAGTACCTGCTAAATTATGCAACCCTATTAGCGAGAAGATCAAAACTCAGGCCCAGGAACAAATTGCCACAATGCAAGCAGTACCGCCAGCGGCCGAAGAGCCTGCTAACGACGAGTAATTTTTAGCCAAAAGAAAAGCCCCCGCACTGCAAAGTTCGGGGGCTTTTTTGTCGTCAAAATTTCAGAGCCTGCGACTATGCACTTGCCCAAAAATATCCTGCATAATTTCTTATTACCGTGCATTTTTGCTCCTGCAACCCTAAAAGTTGGGTTGCGCTGGTTAGCAAACTGCGGTATAATTATCTCAGTTCACAAGATTTGTGAGCTGCGCGATGATACGCAATATCAAAATCTGATCTCAAAGGAAATTAACATGGCAGATACGGATAGCGTACCAGAATCGGCTTCAGCTGCAACTGAGGCAAAGATACTGGACGCGCTTAAACAACAAGCTAGTTTTGCTAACGAATATTACAAGCAACTAGCCTCTCAAGTTAAAGAAACTTTAAAGGAAAATGACATGGCAGAAGTAATGACACCAAGTATGATTATGGGTGCAGGTACCGGTGACGGTCTTTTAGGTGGTGGCGGCGGTTTAATCGGCGGCCTTATCCTAGGAAGCCTACTACGCAACAACGGAAATCTATTCGGCGGAGACGGAAACGGAGCCGCCTTAGGCGCTACGCTACGTAATCCTCCAGAGCAGAACCAAGCTAACATGGATTTAATGGCAGCTATTGGCGCTGTTGACAAGTCTGTGGCAGTAAGCACAGCTACAATGGAAGCTTCACAAGCAACTCAAACTCTAGGTATTACAACGCAGTTAAACAACGTCGCTAGTTCTCTAGCTGCACGTACTGATAACTTAAAAGATGTAGTTAATACAAACAGCGTAGCCTTAATGCAAGGTCAAGCAGCTATTAATCAAAACATCATGGAAAACCGCTATGAGCTAAGCAAAGACATTAGCGCAGACGGTGAAAAGACTCGTGCTCTAATCACACAGCAGTACGAAATGAACCTACAACGTCAACTAGCTGACGCAAATGCAGCTATTATTGAACTACGTAGCCGTGAGCACGCTGGTGTAATTGGTCGGGGTGTTGAAGTTACAACAACTAACAACATCAACCAAATGCAACAACAGCAACAACAACAAGCCCAGTACGGTCAGCTAGCTAACCTAATCTGGACTTTAGGTCAAAGCATTCGTGATAACAACAGTGCTATCAACGTTGGAAGTGGTACACAAACCTCAACTAACACACCAACTAATACAAACATTCGTTAATTAGTGCTCAGCCCCCAAGACCACAAGTCGTGGGGGCTTTTTTGTTGGAGAAACTTATGCAATATCAAACCATGCCATTTGGCTGGCCAATACCGCCGTACTTACCACTACCGCCCACTATTGAGGATAACGATCTGTTCATTAATAGTGTTGTAACTGGTGGTGGAACTGGTGTACCTGGACCCCAAGGCGTAGGAGTGCAGAGTGCTGTAGTAACAGAAAATCCTGGCGATTTAATACTAACACTAACAGACGGTACTGAGATTAATGCAGGTAGGGTAGTAGGACCACCTGGACCCCAAGGTGAAACAGGCCTCCAAGGTCCCGCAGGACCCGCTGGCGGCACGGAACGTAATACCGTTACTATTGTGCAAGATTACGAGGCAACTGCCACAGATTACTACATTGGTTGCGACTTACTAAACGCAGCAACAGTTACACTACCTACAGAAGTGCCTCCAGGTACTGAGTATGTTATCAAACTAGAGTTTGGTGCTCCGGTTGGAACACGTAAACTTACTGTGCAACCACAAGCACCAGCAACAATCAATGGTGTAACTTCAATAACGCTAACCACACCATACCAAGCAATTAGTGTTATTTATAACAACAATAATTGGTGGACAACTTAAAGGATACCACATGGAAGAATTAAAACTAGCACTTAAACGTGCTTTTGCAACAACTTATGCGTTTTTGGTAAAGTCGGAAAACTTTCACTGGAACGTAACAGGCCCAGACTTTTTACAATACCATGAATTGTTTGGTAAAATATATGACGAGGTAGATGATGAGCTGGATGACTTTGCTGAGCATCTACGCGCTCTTAGGGTTTATGTACCTGCTAGCTTCTCGCAACTTGCTGAACATTCAGCGATTGCGGATACGTTGGAAGTATTGCCTAAAAATGAAATGTTACGTGTACTTTACGTTGACAACGGAAAGGTTCATGAAGAACTTCTTAAAGCCTATGCACTAGCAGAAGCCGAAATGGAGGCAGGACTCTGTGCATTTCTAAGCGAGCGTGTTGATGAACACCGTAAACATGGCTGGATGCTTTATAGCTCAATGGCCACATAAACAAAAAGCCCCACATAGCAATATGCGGGGCTTTTCTTTTATTTACCGGCAGCTAATAGTAGTTGATAAAACTCCATGGCCTTGCTTTCTCTGGCACGCATAATTTGATCACGTTTCTGTGTACTCCAAGTGTACCCGCCATCTCCGCCCCACAAGTCCCAGGCAACACGACCTTTCGATGGATAGCCTTCTTCGCCACTATTAAATCCAGTAGCAGACTTATCCGTCTCGTGACGACTGAAAAAGCTGTACATACGTAGTACAACATCTTCACTTAGTGGTTCACGATCTTTTAACTGGTTGGCACGGGCTAGCCCAACTAGGGTTCCACCTGGGCGACCTTCTTCTTTCCACTTTAGGGCACGGCGGGCAGCAACTGCCATACCTTCTGTGGGTTTATATGTTTCAGCCATATTATTCCTCGGAATCTTCTGTGGGAGTTACAAACCAAACATTTGCATTGTCTGGATCGGTTGTTGGATCTTCCCAGTCATCGCACGTACGTAGTGCACTGCAAGTAATTGACCACATTGTGCATACAGCACTTGGCATGCCTGCAATATCTGCCCACTTTGGGGTAACTGGTAGTTCGCTTGCACGTAGTTGAGCACCTGCGCTGCTTGGTAGTGCTTGCATGACCTCTGGCGAGTTATCATAGTGTGCACAGTTCATGCAGAGCCTGGTACGTGCAACACCCTCACTAACTCCCCATTGCTCCATTTTATCACCCCAGTAGAGTACGCTGGGCTGACGTGGATCTGCAGGACCTAAATTTGCACGTTCAATGCAAACAAGGTGGTTTGCTAAGTTAAGATCTTTGTAGCGTAGTGCTACTGGTAGTATATCTGACATAATAATTTAATTGTTATAAGCTAAGATAACTTGTTTGCACATAGGTGAGCGCACAATGTCTTCGTCGCGAAATGTTACTACTTCTACACCCGAGATACTTTGTAGACGCTTGCAAGCATCCAGCAGCCCACTATCACCAATATCGCACTGCTTTGGATCGCCCGACAGGATAACCTTGCAGTTTTTACCGATTCGTGATAGCAACATTTTGAACTCAGTTTTAGTTAAGTTCTGTGCCTCGTCTACTAAGATAATGCAGTTCTCAAAACTTGCACCACGCATAAACCCAAGCGGTTTAGGGTCAATATCTTTGGCTTTAAGAGCATACTCGTAGAAGCCTTTGCCTAGTGCTCGTGTAAATACTTGGTCAAACGGTTGTAGATACGGTGCGTACTTTTCATCCAGTTCTCCTGGTAGGAAACCCATTCCTCTGCCTGTTTCTACGTTGGGTCTGGTAAGAATAATCTTATCAATCCGCTTGTAGTATAACTCAGCTGCTGCATAGCTTGCAGCAATGAATGTTTTGCCAGTACCTGCGCTACCGATTCCAAAAATAATGTCGTTCGCTTCAATGGCTTTTAGATACTCGCCTTGAATGAAGTTTAGTGGTTTAACTTCTTTGAACGTATAATTTCGTGGAGCTTGCTGTAGGTCATCGCCAGCCTCTTTTTCCAGCCTCCACTGAGCTTGTTGCTCGCGTGTTGGTTTGCTTGACTTTTTTGCTGGAAAGGTACGATGAGATTTACCACTATTTCTTGCCATGGATTTCCTTGTTGTTATATAAAAGTGAGGCGGTAGACAATATTATACCACCTCACTGAACACTGGTCAATATTAAATTTTACTTGGCTTTTTTATCTGGCACAGCAGTGCCTTCAAGCTTTTTGTGGACTTTTACATCCTTGCATACTTGCTTGGTTTTTTGCGTTTTAGCATCTTTTTGATCCAAGCAAACTCGTTTTGTTTCCGCGGCAAAAGAGCTTGCGCCAAAGCAAGCCAAGGCTAGTACTAAAATTAATTGTTTCATTATAACTCCGGTTGTGGGGCTGGCTGAGGTGCTGGTTTGCCATTAATCATGCGAATCTCTGCAAGGGCAGTACCGTTAAATCCCGGTACAGTAGAAAGCCCAGATTGAAAGCTTGGTTCCTGTCGCGGAGGAACATAGCTGGTTTTTGCTGCTGTTGCTGCATTTTCTTGTGCTTGCTTCATCATAGCAAGTGTAGCATCTACTTCTTCTTTGCTACCACCAGCTAACATAATACCACTTAGTGTACCTGTCAAAAAGGTAGCAATAGGCACTATAAGCTCAAAGAACTTTTGGTCTATAGGGCTAATTGCGTTTAGTGGTTGTGTTACAAATATAAGTGAATAAAGAACAACAAACACAATACCAGTTAGTGTTAGTGCTAGGCAGATACCAATAAAGAATTTTAGACGAGCCATTAACTGCTCGTCGGTGTATAGGAAATTATTTACCACAAGTTACTCCTGGAAATGGTTGGGTCTGTGGAGCTGCAGGGTCAGCCAGCATACCCAGACGAGGGTCTCGCTGGCCCTTGAATACGTGTTCTGGACAAGTACGTGTAACGTCGCACTGCGGTTTTTGGCAAAATGGCTTATCCCAATTATCTGGATTTTGGCAAGGGTACCTGAACCGATCACCTCCAAAAAATGCCAGGGCAACTGGCAAGATGATTAGGACTCCTAGCCACTTAAATAGTTTAAGATCGCTGCTCATTTATTTTCCTGCTAGTGGGTTATCAATGGCTTTTTGAATTTTATCGTCTATGGTTTTATTTAGGCGATCAAACTTTTGCTCATTGTCACGCTTTAGGCGTTCCATATCATCGCGAGTACGCTGTAGTGAGCCTTCAATGGTTTTAGATAGTGCTTTCATATCTTGATCCATTTCGCGCTGTGATTGCTTTACGCTACGCTCAATCTGCTCAGTTACTGACTCATTACGACGAATATCTGTTTTTAGGTCATTTTTAATATCACGAGTATAGTCAGTAGTTTTTGAAGAATTTTCTTCTATAACAGCTAGACGTTTATCGAATTGGGATAGGTCTGGACTTACGTACTCAGCAATCTTTTTCTTCATGCCGGTATAGTCTTTGTACACTTCAAAAGCACCATAAAGTCCGCCAACGATTGATGATACAAGGGTAGCTGCTACCATTAGCTTAGCTGGCGTAAACTCGTACCCGCCAATGCTAATAACTGTATCTTTACTAGCATATTTCTTAGCGGCAGCCTCTAGTTCATCTACCTTTTTGTTTAAATCTTGTGCCATATTGGCTCCTATCTATATTGGCTCTGAACTATTTGTTGATGCTTTAGTTCAGAACCGAGTCCACGTAAATTTCGTATATTGTCTACAGGTTGTTGACCTCTGTATATTTCACGAGTGCTATAAAACACACTGTCTGTTAGTTGAGTTAAATAAGCTGAGTAGCCGGTAGGTACTACCGCTAGACTGCTTAAGCTTACGCCGCCTGCGGCGCTATTGTCCACTGATGCGCTGCGCACATTGGTAGTTTGAGTGTTGGTGGCAGCTGGTGGTATCTCTGCTATTAAGCTTAGCAGTCCCGTACCTGGAGCATGAGCACTGGTACTAGCCTGTTCCACCGTATTTGCGGCTGCTACCAGCTGCGTTTCACGCTGGTAGCCCTGTAGTGCGGCTAGTCCAGAAGTTTGCTGCATACTGGCCAAAGTTTGAGCATCCGTTAGCGTTTTAGCAGCCAGTTGCTCAGCTTGCTGAGCTGCCTGCTGCACCGATGCACTTTCTACCCCAGCAACACGAGATTGTTCAGCACGAATAATACTTAATACTTGCTGAGTGGACACCTTATCACGAGAACCAGAAACAACTACTTCACCAGCTTTAGGTTGAGGATTTGTAGCACTTGGTGTTACTGCTGGGGCTGTAGTAGCGGGCGCTACTGGTGATATTACAGGTTCTGCTATGCTAGTAACTTGGGATGTGGTTGGTGCAGGTTCTTGTGGCGTAGTGGGCTGGCAAACGCGGCATACTTCTTGACCAGCTACACTCCAGTCCTGTATGGTACCAGTATTTACCACAGTACCGAATCCAGCCGAATACTGCTGTGTAACTTCACCGGCCTGTGGGTTACCAACGGTACCTGCTAGTACATTACTTGTTGACAAGTTAAGTGAGTAATAGTTGGTAGCAATAGAACCATCTTCCTTAATAGTAGTGCTAAAAGAGCTTAATCTAGTACCACCACTGTAGTATTCACTGATATTATTCCAGCTATACTTAAGTGAAGTACCGTCGCTATTTGTGGTATAAGTAGTGTTGCTTATAGGCGAAATATCCGCCCACAATGCCGCAATAAAATAACTACCACCAGCTTGACTTAGTTGTTGTGGTGCATCCCACTGCCAGGGCGATAGTGCTCCTGGTGTGCCCGGTTTTAAGAAGCTGACTACACCATTGTCATACATCCAAGAGTCAGTAAATTGCTTGTTGTAGTAGTTAAAAGTAAAAGGGATTGGCACGTACGCATAACTATCATCCCCAATGCTATGTTGTGTGGTTTGTGCGTTAGCGGTTAAAAATGTTGTACACAAGAACGCCCAGCAAGCCGCCCATACCAATTTTCTTATAAGTATCATCATTTTTGGCCTTCTGTTCTAAAGGTATGCGGGCTGGGTTTGCCTCCCACAAGGCTTTTGCTTCTGTGCCTATTTTACCATCAATAGGGCAAGGAGTACCGGCACTCATCATAGCCTCCCACACACGTCGGTCTTGACACATGGTACTAACTGCAGCTACTTTCATGCCCATGTCGTATAGGGTCTTGGATAGCTTTAGGCGTTCACAATTTTCGTCACGTACTGTTCCGCCAGTGCTTACACCAAAAATCTGGGTTTGTACACTACCGCTAGTTCCCGTTGTACAAAGATCCTGATTACCGCCACTCATCATAGCGGGTGCAATAGCTGTTGGTGGTGGTTGTATAACTCGCTGAGTAATATCGCTGATATTATTATTGGTCATGCTACCACTATTAATATTCTGATTAACATTGCTGTTGGAACTAGTGCTAGCAGAAGTAGTGCTATTGTTATTATTAAAAGTTTGCGTACCACTATTAACGTTGTTGTTATTATTAGTATAAGTCATACTACCACTATTAACGTTGTTATTAGTGTACGTCATGTCACCAGTATTGACGTTGTTATTGTTGTAAGTAACAGACCCACTCATGCTATTCAAGTTAGTGTTAGTACTATTAACCGTACTGGTATTAGTTGTGTTTACTGTACTTGTACTGGTAGAGGTATTATTGGTATCTACTAAGGTGCTAGAGTCGTATGCAGTTTGTGCTTGTGCGAAGCTACAGCACAGTGCTAGTGCTACTATAAATTTTTTCACATTATGCTCCTAGCACGTGCAGTGCATGATTATAGTGTTTGATGCGGTCTTCTAAGCCAATAGTACCGCCATTTATGCGTTTGGTTAGGGTCAGAATATCTCCACTATCTGCCCACTGATTTAAGTTATTGGTTTCCCAAAACCAGCAAGCACTTTGAGCAGCACCTTCAAACGTTTCCAGATATTGGGAGGCTTCTTCCACAGTAATACCAAGACTAGCTGCAAACCAAGAATAATTATCCTTGCCAGTAAGCTGAATAAGCCCACGACCACAATAACGATAACCATCACCACTAGTTTCAGGGCCATTGCCCATACGATTAGCGTATACGCGATTAGCGATAGCCTCTTGTTTATTTGGTAATCCGGCATAGTATTGTGCTGTTTGATCGTCTGGAAAGTATTTCGGGGAGATCTTGCGTAGTGTATCGGCTCTGTAGTTAAGATTCTCACGAAGTGCGGTAAAACCTGCACTTTCATGAGAACATTGAGCTATAAAGGCTGCAATACGTTGTGGTGTGTTAATATCGTAATCAGGTAGTAGCTGCGCTAGCGCAGTGTGCCACTGCTTAACATAGGGATTTTTTGGGATAAGCTGCTGTAGCTCACTATAACTTAGTTGATGAGTCATTTAAGCCTTTCGTATATAATCTTTTGTTCCCTATACCAACGTTGCCAAGCGTCTAACTTGGCAGCACACATATAGTATTCACTATAGTTATTGACCACAGTTTTAGCTACTTGCGATAATGGCGGCGCTTCTTGTAGTTTTTGTAAGTCTACACACGCTTCTTGTGCAATAATTCCCGGAGCATCCGGGAATTTTGCAACTACTGGAACAACTGTAGAACAAGCACTTAGTGTTAATGCTAGTGCAATTATTACCAATTTCATTTTGGTACCTCTGCTGCACGGTTATGTGCTTGTACAAATTCGTTTGGGATGACGCAGGATGCGTCCGATTTGGTTACTTCACGGTCAATATATTGAATAACATCGTTACCTCGTACGCGAACAACCTGTAATTTAGTAAGTGTTTTTTCTTTTATGGTTTCGTTAGTAGCCTCGGCTTGCTTGGATAGTGCGACAACTTTAGCTTCAAGCTCAGCTGCCGCCGCTTTCCATGCATTATCGCTGTATAACATTCCAAGAATAAAAATTGTTGTCGCTACCAGTGTACCACTTAGACTTTTGATTATAATCTCATATGATTTGGCTTGAGGCAATTGGCTCAATAAAATGCCGATTAATCCACTGGTTAACAACAGCCACCAGAACCAATCTGGAAGAATTTTAAAAATTAAAAACATTTTAAACACCTATGAAAATCCCGGAGTAACTTCCGGGATTTTGTTAGAAAAACGCAAAAAAGTTACTAAATGCCTTGTATAAAACAATAACAGCTGCAAACACAGCCCCATAAGAGCCACGATTAACAGAACTAGTGCCAAACTGCCAATTACCGATATTCCTCTTATACATACGCACATTAGATACACTTACATAATCTGCAGTAGTGTCAGTTGAGCCAGTCAGAAATAGGTTTGCCGGTGCCGCAGCACTAGTTCCGCTGATTGTTAGCAATTTACCAAGAGTCCCGCTACCTGTAAACTGTTCTAGGGTTTGAATGGTTGAACCCAATGAAATAGTTGATGCTCCAGTTACACTGTAACTATTTGTAATATCTTTAAAAGTGTTATTACCAGTTATAGTTAAAGCACCAGCACCACCTTGATTTACACTGATCCCTGTATATGCAAGTCCACCACCGGCAAAAGTTTTAGCCGTTGAACCACTTAAATTAATAGTATTAATTGCAGGTACAAACGTAAATCCAGTAGTACTTGAGATAGTCCAAACAGTCCCTGTACCAGTTATGTTCCAAACACCTGTCCCAACATTAACTGAGCGAGGTAAAGTCCCAGAAGTAGAAAATATACTTAAAGTGGTACTGAAATTATTGGAATCGTAAGAACCAGCAAGAAGACTGAATGTATTACCCGATGATGACGTTAAGGCATCAAGTTGCGTTAACGTGCCAGAGGGGCTGTTCAATGTAATACCAACTGGAAATGCTTTACCTGCGCTAGTAATTGTTTGAGAAGCCCGACCTGCAAAAATTATCGTACCTGAACCTGAAATTCCAGATTGAGTTCCGTTTATCCAGTTGCCATAGACAGATAATGAAGCAGACCCCATCGCAAAAGTCATAGCAGCACCCGTACCACGAGCAGACATATTAATAGTACCAACGTTAAATGGAGAATTAATAGTTGTAGGAGGACCAACTGTAGCTAAGTTGCTTAAACCAGTACTTGCAAAAACTGCTGTATCTTGTGCTAATGGGAAGTTAGCTGCATTGACAGCACCACCTATACTTGTAGCCCAAGCATTGTTAGTAAAGTTACCACCGTTAGCTAAATTCCAGTAAACAGTTTTAGCTGCAGGAAAATCAACACCAGTATTTCCCTTACAATCTCCAAGTCTAACACCAGATACTGGTACTGCTGTTCCAGCAAAAGCAATATCTTGGATATCTAGATCAGATAGACTTACAGCATTACATGTTAATGTCCGCTGAGTACCAAAAGTATTCGAAAGTAGAAAGCCTCTTGTAGTTGGACTACTGCCACCAGCCGTAAGTGTTCCGTTGATAATTTGATTGGCATAAATATATATAGGTCGAACCCCTACAACCGATACAGCAGCTAATGTTAAGTTATTAAAAGTATTAGAACCCGTTATATGGAATTGAGTATTTTGAGTACTAGTAAAACTTACATTATAAAATATTTCACCAGCTCCATTAAATATAGGATTTGAAGCACTTGTGCAACTTATAGTCGATGTTCCAGCTGAAAAATTCAACAAATCTATAACTGGTGCGCTTGTTCCAAAATCTATTGGAGTCGAACTGGACAGTGAAATACTGCTTGAACCTAGATTTAAACTTCTTGATGTAGTCGTAGCAGAAGAAATTGACCCTGCAGTCAAATTGTAAGTTCCTAGTTCTAGTGCTCCACTTGAAATATTAACAGTAGCTGCACTATTATTTAAAGCACTACCTAAAGCCCAAGTACAATCTGCACTATTAACGGTAATTGTATTATTAAGAATAACACCATTTGTTGTAAATAATTTTCCGGTTCCAGACCCTGAAAGAACAATCGAACCTGAATAGCTTCTAATCATCCCAGTGGCTGGAAATGTAAGTCCTTGATGTAAGATTAACTGAGCAGCACCAGCTAGTGTTAGACTTCCAGAGGAAGGTCCAGATATTGTCAAGGAATTACAACGGGCTGTAGTATCTATACTTGCTTGATATGATGAAGTGCCTGAAAGTGTGTCAAAAATAACATTATCGTGGCTTCTTGGAAGACTCTGACCACCTGCTCCACCCGAAGTATTTGACCACTTGCTAGTACTTGACCAATTTCCAATACCACCTACCCAATAAAGAGTGCGGTCTGCTGGTTTAGCAGTTAAATAAATTGGTGCAGAACTTCCTGCTCCTGTACTGTTTGGACCAGCGTAAAATTCTGCATGAGAAGCTGAAGAAAGAGAAATAGAGATGCCAAGATAATCTACTCCACTTACAGCCGGACCAGCAAGTGTGTGACCAGAGCCACCTGAGCCACTAATTGCTACAACATTGCCCGCTGTACCTGTTATAGTCCATTTATTGAATGTTTGACTAGTTGCTGCTAAGTTAAGCGTATGAGCTACAGTTTTAGTACTGGCAAGTTCAGTAAAGGTGTGGTTTCCTACTATACTTGTGGTCGAAGTACTTGTATTACCACCGATCGTTAATTTATTATAAGAATAAGATGTTCCAGCAGCACCGAAAGTTCTTGCACTGGTTGTATTATCTGATAAGATAATATCTGCTGTACCTTTATAAAGATTTACAAGTGTATTAGAAATATACCAAACAGTTGTACCTGTTCCTGATAAGGTCCACGTACCACTTCCCATCTTTAAAGTAGCACCGGCAGTCTCGGCACTAAATGCACCTATTGTAACATTATAACTAACTGCATCAAATGTGCCGCTGACTAATGTTAAACGTCTTATTGAAGTAAGTCTTAAAGCATCAGCAAGTTGAACAGTACCTGTATTACACTGTATTACAACATTACAAGAAAACTCGCCGCCGTTGCAAGTTATAGTTTTTGTCCCTTGATTTACAAATAAAAGTTGACCACTGGTGGTAGTAATACTTGTAATTACACCTAAACTCCAATTACCATAGATATTTGGTGAAGCTGTACCTAAACTAATGGTCATAGAGGAAGTTCGTGCAGAAGCGTCAAAATTTCCAATATTCCAAGCAGCGTTAATCGTAATTGTACCTGTTACTGTGCTATTGTTATCAAATACAGCGGTATCTTGTGCCAAAGGGAAATTATTTGCATTAGGAGTACCTCCAGATACAGAAGCCCATCCTGCTCTGCTCCAATTTACAGCACCCGCAAGATTCCAATACACAGTTTTTGGTGCTGGAAAGACTATACCTGTGTTGCCGCCTAAATCCCCTGCAAATGGTACAGATGTATTAACTGCATTGCCAAGTAAAGTAATATCTCTAAAATCACACTTAGATGCATTCAATACGTTAACTGTTAAATTAACTGGTGAGTTGAGTGTGCTTGAATATAAAAATATTCTACTTTCGTTAGTAGGGCTACCAAATGCACCACCTACAGCAGTAAGTGTTCCATTAATTGTTGTATTACCTGCAAAACTTACGTATCTTAAAAGTGAAGTACTGGTTGGAATACTTAAATTATTAAAAATAGTGTTACTGCCAATCAGTATATCTACACTGTTGGTATTAGTAAAATTTACATTATAAAAAGCTACACCACTGGCAAGTGTAAAATTTGGACTTGTTCCACCCGTAGCATTAACAGTAGACGTACCTGCATCAAATGTTAGATTAGTATTAGTTGTAAAATCAAAATAAGGATTATTTCTTAAAGTTACAGTGCTCGATCCTAACTTGATGGTTCGTAAACTAGAATAATTCGAACGGATACTATCAACAGTTACAGTATAATTTTTTGTATCAAATGTTCCATTTTGAACAGAAATTGAATATCCTGCAGCAATCGTTAATGCTCCTGCTAATTCTAAACTACCACGTATACTATTAACTAATAAATCCCCGGATAATGTTTGTCCTGCTGGAGATAACACTTGTGTTTTTTCTCCACAAAAATTTAACGCTCTACTATTAAAAGCGATACCAGTCGGTGCTCCTAGAATTAAATCTCCATAGACATCGGTGTTTGTAGCAGAAGTTGAAAGACTGAAGGTAAGAGGGGAAGTTCTAGCAGACGCATTAATATTACCTACCATTGTATGTAAGGTTATAGTAGCTGAGGTAGAAACTGTGTTTGTTATTAGGGCAATATCTTGTGGGAGTGGAAAATTGCTGTGATCTGGTACACCACCGTCTGTGGAGGCCCAACTATCACTGTACCAAGCACCTCCTGCAGTGTTCGACCAATAGACGGTTTTTGGAGCAGAAAAATTAATACCACTACAGCCTGTAAAATCTCCTAATCTAGTGCCTGTGATGGGGCCGGAAGTACTTTGAACAATTATATCTTTAAAATCACAATCTGATATACTGGCTGTACCATTTAGTATTAGAGATTGACATAAATCAGTAGTTGCACTACTAATTAAAACTCTACAATAACCTAATGTACTTACAGTAGAAAATGTACCGTTAATAGTTTGACTTGAATCAATAGTAACTACATTAACACCTGCTGTAATTGGTGCTCTAATACTTAAATTATTAAATGTATTTGATCCGGTAATTGTTCGAGTACCCGCAGTTGTACCAGTAAAACTAACATTATAAAAAGTTAGCCCGGCAGACTGTATATTTGCTGCACCTGAAAAATTGATAGTAGATGTTCCAGCATTAAATGTTAAGTTTGTTACTGGATTGCATGAGAACAAAGAAGTTGCTGCAAGTGTTATAGTCGATGAACCTAAATTTACAGCTCTTGCTAGTGTACCACCAATTGTAAAACTGTTTGATGTAATAGAATAATTAGCTGTATTAAATGTTCCTGCTGTTATATTTATTGCATTTCCTGAATTACTTAATGCACTACCTAATGTCCAGCCTCCACCTACTCCATTAAAAACTATTGCCGGAGTAAAGCTAACACCGTTAGTTGTAATTACGTTGCCTGTAGTTGTTGCATTAAATGTAATAGTTCCTGTAGACGACCAAATCGTTCCTGCAATAAGGTTCATTGAACCTCTCACCCCAAGAGTCGGAGAAGTCCCTGTAGCAAATGTCACAGTGCCAGCAGAGACTGTAATATCTAAGCAGTTTAGTGCGCCAGTCATCGTCACAGTGTAGGTGCTGGCCTGATTGAAAAAGACGCTATCAGCAGCGGTCGGTACGGATGCACCACCAACGCCGCCAGACGTAGCTGACCAGTTAGTTGTGGATGTAGTGCTCCACGTACCGCTGCCACCGACCCAGTAACGATCTGCCATATTTATTCTCCTTGAACTACAATTTCTTCCGTAACTACTTCCTCAACTGGTGGCGCATTTACGATAGCTAACCAATTATCTAATCTTTGCTGCTTCATTGCAGCAATTTCGGTTTCATTAAATTCGTGATCATCTGGTAGATGTAAGGCGTCACGAAAC